CCTTACCCATTGCCGANTGTAATTCGGAGATGTCAGCGCCAATTTTNACNACNANAGANCTAACTGTACCAGCCATCAGTTCCTCCTATTCCAGTAGCTCATAAAGCTACCTGTTTTTTTGTGAATATCGGCTATCATATCATCCTCTGATATACGGGGTTTCTTAATATCGTTCGGCAGTGGAATTAAATCCTGTGGACGTATCGACTTGCCTTTCTTTAAGTGCGGTTGCATCAACAAAGAAGCTAAAACACGAACTTTATGCCATTGCTCCTCATCGTTTCTAAGAAACGCCTTAGACCGCAAATTAAACTCTTTTATAGAACATGAGTCAATTTCTTGTTTATTCATGCCCATTCTAAAGCCTAATACATAGGTATCATCAATCGTTATTTCTTCTTGGCTTCCTTCGGTGCCTTGCCAAGAAGAGATTTCACCTTTCCCGATGATTCAGCTACCATACCCATTACATCCATAAATACATCAAAGGGTAGTGACTCAGCCTTATCCATATCCCATTCTTCGTTTTCTTTCCTGTTGCCTAATTGGTAGCACACAGAAACAAACTTTATAGGGTCAGCGACATGAGCAAAGTAATCATCCCACGTTTTTATTTTAGCATCTTGGCAGTATCTTGAAATAGCGCCAATGTCATGCTTTAGGATGTAGGTAGTACCATCGATCTTAACTTCTATTTTTTGATCCATTATGAATTATCCTCAATTTCAAATTCGCCTGTTGTCTCGAAGGTTCCCGAAATAGGGGCTGTATCTTCGTTTGGTGATCCAAGTTCTGCCGATGCTGCGCGGCATTCACCCACTACCTGAAAGTAATCTGTCCCTTCGGGGCCGAATGAGAATCCAAGGTTTTCACGCCCTAAAACAGCCTCTAAAACTGTCTTAGCATTCCCATCTGTTTTACTCCAATCTGCAAAACCATCTGTAGAAATAGAGCCTGACTTGACTCCTGCCTCTTCGAGAAGCTCCCGAAATCCTGCGGAGTCTTTGTCTGTTGATTCGGGAATGTCAACATCCACCGATAATGTAGCATCGGTTACGTGTGTTAGTGTGCTTGGTGTCTCTCCGAGTTTGAAGAGAACCAATGTTCCGTTAATTTTAGCCATAATAATATTAGTTTAGTTGTTCGATTAAGTGACGAAAACGAATCTCATATCTGAAATACGTATGGGTGTCTGTTCGGGTTTTTAAGAAGTTCGCTATATCTAATGTCGATGTTATCACGTTAAACCCATCTAATTCTATTGCTACAGGTCTTTCGCGTATCGTTTGCATGATAAAATCAGCTACTTGGTTTACAGGTTGTCTGCTTCCAAATGCTTGTTCAAAACGATCAACAGCCCAAACGGTTTGTGTAACTTCCTGACCTACATTTGTCTTGTCTGTGTAATCTGTGAATGTATTATCACCAATCTGAATATAGGGATACTCCTCATTTGCTGGAACTTCATCATATACGGGGTAATCACCCTCTAAAAGGGTAAAGTAAGCCACCTGTAAAGGGTTCGCGCTATGCTTCATTTAATTGATGCCTCAATCGTCTAATCAGTTTAACCCGCTCATCCTCAGCAGGAGGAAAAAGGAAATCATCAATCTGCCGTATCTTATCAGCGTATTGAACGTTGGTTCCTGCATATATCTCTAATTCATCAATACTAACTCCTAACGATCCATCAAAACTATTACCTTCATTGTCAGAGTATCTGAAATTCCTGTTTACAGTGGAGCTTTCATAATGAATGCTTGACCGCAATCGCCCTGTATCTATGTGCCCGTCCGCTGTGATTTTATTCTTAGCAGCCGATTCAATATTAATGCCTGCTTCATGGAGGTTTTCTTTGGTCTTTTGACGTTGATCGTCTCCGTACTTTTCCAAGTCCTTTAAGAGAGAACGAACGCTATCATCTGTAAACTCTGCTTTAATCATTCTGCTCCTCCGTTACTGCAAGCTCCATGTACGTATTGTCATGACCCTTATTCAACGGGTATTTGATATAATAAGGCTTGCCATTAAATAGAAACCTATTCTCATTGCTTAATCCTGAATAGTAACGAATTATCACTGTATGGGTAATATTACCCTTTAGTGATTCTATTTCGTACCGCTCAGAGCCACCTACGGGCTTAATATCAGCCCACACTGTATCAAGCTCCTGCCACGTTGCCGTAGTACCGCCCTGACCATCAGAAACAGTTACATACTTCTGCAACTCGATTCTTTGTCGTAGCCGTCCTACATCGCTATGTGTGGTTTTGTATTTCACAGACTAAAATTCTTATATCGCATCCAATGCTTACGGGAACCGTTCGGCATCTCTGCTATTCCCATTGCAGCTACATCTTGACGATCTTCATAATTAGACGTTATGTATTTCATCATCCCAAGTTGTGCTTCTCTGCCGATACTGGACGTATCTTCAAACAATCCACACTCATAAACTACTTCAATTTCGCCAACAGCATCTACTTCTATTCGGTCACCTTTCAACTCATAATCTACATCGCCACCGTCTTTCTGAACGCTTGTGATCGAAACTACAGGCAAATACTGAAGAATTAATATCGCATCACCTTCGCTTTCAAATGTCGAAGTTACGGTGCGCTCAAAGAATAATTTCCCTGTAAACGTCTCAAAATCAGATAGTGCGGAAGGAATTATAATATCAAATATATCATCATCTGCATCCGTGTCAGATTTAGCGTATAATTTTGCTATTTCTAAAGTAACCGCATCTAAATCCGTTTCTTCTATATCCGTAGAGATAACACGGGCTACTTTTCGCTGATATGTGCGTAATTGGCTCACTTGGTTTGGTAGTCCTCTTTAAGTTCTTTTGTTACATCAGCTTCTTTGAGTTCCTTAATCAGATCGGTTTTCTTAAGCCCTGAATAAGAAACACCTTTTTCTTTAGCTATATCCTGTAATTCTCTTACAGTTTTATCTTCTAATGTGGTTTCTTTCTTATTGAAATAAATGGCTTGTTTCCGATTAACCAATCCTATACCAAGATTAGTACCAACGGTAACAACATCACCTTTATCACCTAATGAAGTCGAGCTTGTAAGTAGTTTGATTGTCATAATAGTAGGTTTAGTTAAAAGAGGAACGGGCGGAATCGAACCGCCCTATATTCCAAAGTTCCTTTCGGGTTAGGATGCAATAGCACCGTCAAAGCTTCCAAGTACAATACCGTTTGGACGGTCTGTAACCTGTACGATTCTTTCTTCTGCTCGAATCGTTACAAGGTTCTTCTGGAAGTTGTCTCTGTCCTCGTAAGAGAACTCGACATTTACATTTTCTCGCTGAAAGATGGTGTTTGCTCTGCTGTCAAAGACATAGAACTCATCTTGGTCAACGTAGTTGCTCTGAACAATCAGATTGGCTACGTATTGCCAGTTTGGAGTGTTCATCAGGTAATCACCGTCATCATTCACAACAAACATCAGACTATAGTAGTCTTCAGGGTTCATAAGAATGCGGCTTGCAACGTAGTTATTCAAACGTAATTGAGTCTTAGCATAGCCAAGAATATCAATGAAGTTCGCATCTGCTACGGTCTTGTTGTTGTTCACAACAGCTGCCTGAAATCCTGATACATCAAATGGTGCATGAGATCCTGTCTGTGAAAGACCGACAATCTCATTACTACCATCAGCACCCCGAAGAATTTGACGAGACTCTTCTCTAAGCAGTCCATCTCGGAGCCTGTTAGGTAGGTATGTCTGAAGCAGTGCAAGGTCGTTCATCAGGTTCTTATGCAACCTCACAAGGTGCGCAACATCTCGAACCGTCCGTGTTTCCAAATCCCATTGGAACTCAGATTCAGGTTTCGCACCCGCAGCGTCTGAGTCAACAGCGCCCGCCTGATTGTTGTAATCATAATCCTCTTGTGGAGAACTATCCGGTACTTGCTCAATCGGCCATTCGACAGAATCAGCACTTGTTGACGCTACGTTGAAGTATTGCCGTAGTGCGGTTTCTTCCGGGTCGAATACAGGCGTTTGAACCACACGGTCAAACGGTATTACCCTACGTGTTCCCAATGAACCGCCTGTAGTCATGGTATCTTTGCGGAAAAAGTCCTCCGTTTTGAGGCTCATTTCAGCACGTTTACCCATTGCCTTATTAGACATGGCTTTGATTGACTCTTCATTTTCTTTCAGGGCTTTGTTGTAAGGATTTACATCTTTACCAAATGCACCTGCTTTCTCAATTTCGCCCTTCAGCTCGTCAATCTCTTTTTGATTGTCCTGAAGTGCTTTTTGAGACTCTTCGTATTTCGTGTGAAGTTCTTCAACCTCACCTTTCAGCTCTTTCGCCTTCTCAGACAGTTCAGCTTTAATTTCTTCGCCTTTAATCTTGTCGGCTTCTTGGTAGGCTTTGTTTAGATCCTTAATTTTGGAATCTAACGCCTTTTGAATGGCTTGCGCCTTTTCTTCTGGTGTTTTATCACTCATTGTTTTAAAATTTGATTATATAGTTCAGTTAGTACATCAGACGAGTCAGCGTGCGATTGTGCGGGGCTGAGTGTCTTTAAAAGTTCTTCAATTTCTTTTAATCGGCTGTCAGAGTAGTCCATATCGTAAGCCTTTGTAATAATGCTTATAATTTCATCAACGGGCTTGCCTTGCTTAATCTGTTGAACAGTCGCCATACTGTTAGCCCCCCAACTTGACAGAAAAGAATATTCTTTAAGCTTCCACTCTGTTACTTTTCTGCGATCATTATCATCTCTTTGAACAGGAATAACCCCAACGGATAGATCAGCCTCTTGCCCATGCTCCATCATAAGCTGAATGTCCGTAAACATATCACGGCTTACTTCTTTCTTCATGTTAAATTTCGTGGTCGTCAAAAGCCCTGTTTCATCATCTGCATTAATATCCATAGGTACACCCAATACAACATCTCTCTTATGGTCTTTGAATACTCGTATCTTATGCAGATTGTTGTTTACAGATCGCTTAAATGAGCCGGGGACGGATATGTCACCGTCTGAGTCTTCATTGTTGTAATAATTCGCATACGCCACAACAACGCCCTCTTTAGAATCAAGGTCTTTTAATTGTCTTGTAAAGTGTTTGTATAGCATAGTGATCTATATCAGCTTATCGGTTTGTAGAAAATACAAAATACCATTGCTTTTTAAGCCTATATTTTTGATATTAACCACGAACCGCAACACAATTTATACACATGACAAATGAAGAAATGAGAAGTGAGTCAGGAAACGCAGAGTATAATGATAAGCTAACTTGCTTTATGTATTTATTGCTTAGAAACAAGATGTCATCAGGCGATTTTGAGGAGTTAGTTGTGGAAGTTGAAAAAACGCAGTGGAGAACTAAGTACACAAACGGTTGGCTTGCTAATTACTCTAAATTCTTGTCTAATAGGTTGTTAAAATGAATAGAGTAGATATACACATCCGATTAGGAAAGAACTTGAAAGACAGCATCTACAAAGAAGCTCAAAAAAGAGATATGAGTATAAGCGCTTATGTCCGTTATGTATTAAGAAAGGAGGTTGAGAAATGAATGTAAAAACTACTACGGTTAGAGATATAAAGCACAAAACAAGGGGCCCGTCAGTTGTGCTTAAAGGTGGGAGTGATGATGGACGTATTGTTCGGGATGTAAGATACCCAACTATAGAAACGCCTTATAGCATCTACAAAAAGACATCTGATATTACAGAGAGCGGTTATACAATTTATAGGTATGCAGGCAGAAAGCACCCCTAAAAGTAATACTGCTCCATTTTCTTACAAATCGGATACCTGTAATTTCTTGTATAAAGTAAATCCCTTCGTATTGAGTCTTTTAATTGTCTTGTAAAGTGTTTGTATAGCACAATAAGTAGATTGGTTTGTTAAAAATAAACTATGCTACCGATATATGAAACAACTGATATATACTTATATATCAATTAAGGAAACAACTCTTCCATAAAATCCCCTATTATCTTCAAGCTAAACTCACTTGTGGAAAAGAAGGGCAACCCCTCTATAAAGTTTTTAGGATGTGCATGGTCTTTCTTTGTTCTCATCTTAGGGTCTTTAATCTCTCTCTTTTCTCTATCTGAATATGAGCCGTATATGTTGCGAAATGGCAACCCCTTAACAGACACTTCTTTAAACAATTCAGGATCTATAACCATCGGGGAGTGAACAGAGTAATTCAACCCGTCTTTACTTAGCTTCATTGTCTCTCTAAGCATTCTCATGTATCTGTTATTACCGCCTATACGTTCTTCGATAGTACCATCATACCAATCGGGGAAATCTGGCTCTTCAAGAAAGTACATATCATCATTCATAAGTATAAACGGCTCTTTTAATACTTTACAGGCTTTAAGTGTCTTCTGGCGTACATTCTCATATCTATTTCGGGTTTTATCCTCATAGTAAATGTGGTTAGTACCTTTGATCTTTAGCTTAGAAACGATGTAAACTTCGGTGGGATAGTATTTGTCTATGGAGCGTAGACAGTATTTAATTTCAGGATAAGCGGAAGGGGTGTCTTTGTA